ATTCCAACAAATATCGTGCATCGGGATTGCGAGGACCACGTTCTACCTGTTCGCAAGCATAGCGAATAGTTTTCCAAGGTTTGTCCCAGGTTCTACCGTGTATTGGTGATGGTAGATCAGTGCCTGTAGTTGCTACAAAATAGGTGTGATCTATTTCGCCTAGAGTGACCCATGCTGGATCGATGCCTGTGGAGGTTAATACCTGGCCTTCACGGCCGATTGGTAGTCTCTGAGGCCCGTTACCGCCATAAAAGACTAGATCGCCGCGCACTGATAACACACTGGTTTCTGTGCCGACGTTTAGAATATTCCAATATGTTCCTGTGTTGTCTTGATCAGGTCTGCTGTTAGCTTGTCCACCACCTGCTGCACCTACAGTAGAACCGTCATCACCTTCTGATCTATGTGCCAATACGCAGATAAAGGCGTTAGCACCAAATCTTACGGCATCACCTAACACATATTCTCTGTCATCTGACCACTCTCCCTGCCAGCTGATACCAGCGTTGAGTCTTGACCAGTATGTAGCATTAGGTGGTTCTGCTGATACAGTGGCAGACATTGTGCCTGCAGCATCTGCAGTGATGTCGAAGGTTGTGCCACCTGGTGTTGTACTCACTGTGATATTGCCTGCTGCTACAGTTTTTACATAGTATCTAGCTGTGGTAAACACATTACCAAATGTTGTTCCAGTAAATCTTACTGCCATGCCTACTGCCATACCTACTGTCGAAGCTATAGTAAATGTATCTGTAGCCGCTGTGACTGCTGTAACAGTGTAAGTGTTTGAAGGAGAATCCTGTAAGGCCAAATAGGTATAGCCACCCATACTAACTACTTCACCAATTTTATAAGAAGTGCCGGCTGCCCACACAGATTGAAATTTAAATCCTTCTGTATAGAGGTCCCATCTTGATGACTGTGTTGGTGGTGTTTCAGAAGCAACTGCGGCAGTATGAATCGTTTTTGCTATGTATTGATTACCGCCATATCTAACAATGTCGCCGTGCTGATACAGAGTTGCATTGTTCCATGTATCTTCATACTCTGTGCCTTCTACAAATTGACTCCAACGCCCTGCTGTAGAATCTGTTAAAAATGCAGCGTCTGCGGTATGCTGTGTGACACAGATCCACAGGCCGGCACCATATTTTACCACATCATTGACTTTGTATCTGGTTACAGAAGCTACCCAATCACCTTTATATTCTATGCCAGGATTAAATGAATCCCATTTAGCCTGGTCTTGTTCTAATCCGGATGCAGCGGTAGCTGCAGAAGTATGGTGAAGATTACACACATAGGTATAACCTCCATACTGCACTAGATCATTTACTTTGTAGCGAGTGGATACTGTCCAATCGTTTTTCCAATCTAATCCTTCTGCATACAAAGTCCACTTGGATTGATCATTTTCTAAGCCTGACGCTGTGGTAGCTGCTGAAGTGTGACTGTCATTACAAATATAAAGCAACCCGCCGTATTTGACCACGTCGTTGAGTTTGTAGAAAGTGCTAACATTCCAGTCCCCGGTCCAGCTTTGACCGTCGCTCATCTGATTCCATTTGGTTGGACTGTATTCTAAATCTGTGTTGAAATCTGAAGCAGAAGTATGTCCCACTGCACAGATATAGGTGCGAGCACCATACCTTACCACATCATCAATATAATAAGTGGTAGATGGGGTCCATGTGTTTTTCCAAACAAATCTAATTCTACCTAGTTTAAATTCTGCCATTTTCTACTCCGTATTCTATATTTAGTTTGTTCATTACTTGAACGATCTGTAAAACATTGTCTGGGCCAACATGCTGCCACTTATTCCTGAATTTGCCATGTTAAATTCCGCTAATACCGGCACAATAACACGTAGTCCTGCAGTGTTATTGATTCTATCAGGTCCTACTAACACAGTTCCTGCTATAAAACTGCCTACTGCAATTTCCGACCCCCCTACGCTGAGTCTATTTGCTAGATAAGCAGCTATGGCTCTTTGGGTTGGGACAATGTTATTAGAATCTGCTATGAACAACGGATCAGTAGAAAATTCTCTAACTACTGCGCCAGTTCCACCAATTCTAATTCCACCGAGTCGCAGTTCAGTGAGTCCAGAAAGATCAAAGAAATCAGAACTAATTGTCACAGTTCCTGTGGATTGTTCAACTGCAAACAACTCGCCTGCTCTAAAGTTACCACTTTGATCTGTTGAGGTATAAAACACTCTACCTCGATCTTCTTCTACTATTTCATTAAAAGGCTGTGGTTCATAAAATCCACTGTATAATTCTGGATAATTAGTTTCTTCAAAATTGCCTGTGCCTATGTCTAAGAAATCATGACCTGTAATTCTGCACTGGCTGAATCGTGTTCTAATAGTTATTTCTGTGAGATGTTGTAAATTATCACGAGCTTTAATTTCTGGTGTTACACGTATTCTTGCTGCCAGCCCTCTGTCTGTGAGACCTAGTTCTTCGATGGTCACAAGAGTGTATGATCCGCTGAGTCCTGAAATTACTAAATTTGCTCCAGGTCCTGGATATGCATCTAAATCGTTGATAACAATAAATTTTCCAGTGGGAATCACATCTGCAAATCCGTCACCAGATACGGTTACTCTAGTAGATAGTGTTCTATATCCTAGTCCCCGATTCAGCCAACTTGGCTGTGCTAATACTCCGTCTCCAGTGCGGCATTCAATTTTTGCATCTCTATTGTTGTTGGGATCGACAAATGTGCAGGTAGGCCCTTCGGTATATCCGGATCCTGGATCCCATAATTTCACACCGCTTATTACTCCACTAGCGATTGTCACACGCCCTAATGCTCTTGCACCAGTTTGTATCTTGTTAAATTTATTTGAATTATCAATAGCGATCCATGTAGGTGTATTGTTTCCTACTGTGGAGTCTCTAAGATCTACGTACGGAGTGCCAAATGCCACTGACTGCCATGACTGTATACTAGCTAGTGTTCTTGAGGTCCATACAACACCGTCAAAACTGGTTGCTGCAAAATTAGTGAGACCCGACGTTGGATCATTACCGACTGTTCTAAATCCGGTGTCTCCCACTGCAAAGAACACACCTTGTGCATATCTAATTTTTTTCCAGTTGTGTGCGGTGCTGCCATCTTGTGACGGCATAACAGCAGGCAACCAATCATTGCCATCGAAGCTGTAGGCAACATCGCCTGTGCTGGAAATTGCAACAAATCTACCGTTGCCGTAGGCAATGCTGACCCAATCTTTGGCGCTGGAGTCTGCGACCACATCCATGATATGGCCTGTCCATGACCATGTGTTTAATGTGCTGTTATATGTGCCTACTGCCACGATGTTTCCACTGTTGGCTAATGCCACATATCTCTGCTTGCCATAGGCCGCGTCCACCCATTCGTTTAGTGTAGAATCGCCGAATGAGGGTAACACCAGTGAACTCCAGGTAGTGCCATTGAGACTGTAGGCTGCTGAGTTAGAGTCTGTGGCCACAGCAATAAATAAACCGCCACCGTAGATACAGGAATTCCATTGGCGAGATGCTGGCATGCTTCTTGTGATCCAATTTATGCCATCTGTAGAACTTGCTGCTACTGCGCTGCCTTTTCGAATTGCTACAAATAAATGATTACCTAATGTTGGATAAGTTACTCTGCCTGCTGCTAGACATTTCCAATCACCTACAGTAGGCATATTGAATGTAGTCCAGTTGGTGCCATCTGAACTATACATAGCAGCACTACCGGCAGTAGATACCACCACAAATCTACCGCTGGCTGCTAGATTGTCTTCTCCTGTGCCGTAGGTCTTTTGTTGTGCGGACAGTATAGAATTTGTGCTGTCATCACTAACATCAGTAACTAAAATTAATAAATCGTTGATCGGTGTAGCTCCACCTATAAGGTTACCGTCTATGGTTAGTAGCTGTCCAGCCTCATATCCTGCACCTGCATTGTTGATAGTCAGTGTGTAATTTCTACCTTGTTTCACTATGTCAAACGTAGCTAACGCAGCAACAATATCTATAGTAGTGCCAGTGCCTGATTCATTAACCGCTATGTTTGTATAAGTTTCAGTAGTGTCACCAAACACAATTTCTGACCATGTTGTAGTAGCAGGAGTTGTAATTTCTTGGGCTGAGTACACCGGAGCAGAAAATATTACTCTAGGTTCTATTCTATATGTGGTGTTGGTCAACAACGGAACTGTGACTGGTTTTCCAGGCACCACATGATCCCAGCCCGGTTGATCATCGGATTCTCTAGCCACACTCATCACTTTAGTGACGTTATCATATGCAGTAATATACCCATACTGTCCTGTGCCTGCACCGCTGGTAAGAATTATCCGCATGCCAAGATATTCTGCGATAGAGTTGGCATCATTGGTGGCTATGGTAATTGTTGTTGCATCGCCACCTTGTGCATTGTTCTGTACTACTACATAACCACTGCCGCCAATTTCTTGTGCTATTTGAGTGGTGCCGGCATTGACATCAAGTCGTCGTGCTTCAAACACAGCATCATCTCTGAACTCTTCAAAAACCACACTGGCATTGACGCCAGCACCAGCAAACGTTGCAGTAGCCGAGGTATAATCCTGACCCATATTTGCCCATTCTAAAATCTGTATTTCGTCAACAAAATCTCCAGCAAAAGCTGCTGCCACAATGGCCTGTTGAGCTCTGGTATAGTTCCTTGCTATGACTGGTGTTTCTGAGGCATCGATGCCGTCTGCGATGGCGCCATACGTACCATAAGAACAGTTGCCGTTTGTGGCTCGTATAACACCACCGTCTTCGGCAAAATATCCAATATGACAATAATATGTGAACACCGAAACCAATTCTGCTCGACCGTTATTACGCACCCAAGCTCCGATTCCGTCACTTAAGACCTGTGTGAAGTCGTTGCTAACAATAGATCTATTGCCTCCGTTGTGCAGAGCACCGTCGATCTTTTGTCCAACACAGCCTGTGCCTATGGTAGTAACACCTTGAATATAAGGAGATCGAGTAGTGATCCAGGTACTATTATCGTTTGGTCCCCATCCTGGATCCAGCGACACATAGGCACCTCCCAGCGGTATCTGATATAGATCAAAGGCCACAGGCGGATTCAGGGTTGATTCTAATCCCTTCAAAGTGCAGTTGCGTATTCCGGTAGCATTTCTCACATAGAACATGTCTTCGGTATTTGTGCATCCTAGTATTTGATTTCTATAATATCTTGCTGTTAACAAAGATTTGTAATTGCCTGTATATATGATATCATATTTCCAAGCATCTACATATCCACGAATACTGTGTCGCAGCATATCCGCATCAAAATCATATGTAGGATATGTGGCCTGCATGTAGGCCACAGCTTCTGCAATGATAAAATTCTTGTTGGCTTCTAACACCAACACAGTATTGGTGTATGCTGTAGAAGTCTGTGCAGTATTAGTGCCTACTACTGCAGGATTTGAACCAGAACTGTTTACATAAAAATTGATGTAGGAAATTATATCTGTGATTTTGTTTTGTATTGCCACAGCAGCAGCACTGCTGGTAGTGATAGGCTGAATAACTGTGTTTAGTATCTCATTTAGCGGATTCTCAGGGTCAAATATTGGTGGGTTAAATGATACTTGAATCGATTCTGTCAAAATCACTTGATTCAAAGAATTACCCACAGATTTCGCTGGACTGATTGGAGTTCCTGCTATAATCGCTTGTATTATTCCGGAAATTCTATTTAACACAGCTATATGTCGTGTGCGATCTGTAGCCGATAGCACTGGGCTCGATGGCTTTATTGTTGTGCTACGAAGTTCAGCACCTAGTATCACTGTTTTAGGTGGCACAATAATCGGAGTTAATTCCGTGTATTCACCTACAGCAACCTTGATGGTGGTATGTCCATTGTAGCCATCATTAACCTGTTCACAGGCAAATCTAATAGTTTTCCAAGGCAAGAATTGACTGGTGCCTCTTTCTGGATTGGTGTAATCATCGACACCTGTAGGATCCACGTATCTTACTCTAGCTAGATCTCCCCAGTATGCGTAGTCAATACTGCTTTCTTGATTTGCTATAACAACTTGATTTTCTAATCCAACCGGAACACTAGTGAGACCAAACGTGCTGCCGTCACCTACGATTGATCTTGAAAGGTCAAAGGTTAATAAATCCCCACGCTGCGACATTCCTATTTCTGAACCTGCCTGAAGCACGAGATCCCAATAATTTATACCCTCGCCGTTATCTCCCGGAAAATTAGCATTGGCAGCAATGTGTTCAACTGTGGCCTTATAGGTATTGCCTTTAAATACCACAAGTTCATTAAGACTATACGATGCACCTACAATCCAACTACCTCTAAATGTTTGAGCCACATTAACCAGTTCCCAATTACTGGAATCTAAATAATCCAAAGAACTGCCATCATTTACTGTATCAGCTATCGCTGTGTATAGATTTCCTCCACGACGAACTACATCTCCAACTTTATAATCTGTATCTGCACTCCATGTGCCCATAAAATCAGTGGCTTTTGATAGTACCTTCCAATTTACAGTGTCTTCGGTGATACTAGAACTGTTGGTATGATTGGTAACGGAGATATATAGATATCCTCCATATCTTACTATGTCGCCAATGGCGTAATAAACTGCATTGCTCCAGTTTTGATAAAAATTAAATCCAGAAAATTCTGTAACAAAATTTTCATTGGTGATATTAGATCCTGCAACATGTCCTGTAACACAACGTAAAATACTACCACCATATTTTACAAGGTCGTTGCGTCTGTATCTAGTAGTAGCAGTCCATGTTCCTTTATATTCTATACCTTCGTAGTATATTTGCCATAATTCCCCGGCACTGTCGTCTTCGGTATCATTGTTTCCTATTTCTAAACCCAAATTTGTAGTAGATGAAGTGTGACCTATAATACATCTGTAAACAATACCGTTGTATCTAACAATGTCTCCAATACCGTATCTAGTAGCTGGCGTCCATGCTGATCTCCAATTGTCTGTTGATAGATATACAGCCCAATTTATTAAACTAGTGTCGAATATTGCTACAGACGTGTGGCTGGTAATACAAATATAGATAACACCACCATACAGTGCTAGATCACCTGGATTGTATAGAGTTGTAGGATTCCAATTTCCGCGCCATGCATATCCGTCGGTCATCTTAATCCAGGCCGGAGTCGGTTGAGTGTCTCCAGGATTACTATAGTAATTTTGGTCACCCGCAAAAGTGGATGCTGTGTGTTGTCTTTGGCATATCCAAGTGCTGCCTCCATACCTCACCACATCATCTTTAAAATACGTAGTTGAATCAGCTGCCCATTCATTCTTCCACGTATATCTAATTCTACTGATCTTAAATTCTGCCATGATTTATTCCACTTTAACTTGAATGACCTGTGGGATAGGTGTATCCCTGATTTATTCTCTGGGTTAATCTTCCCTGATTATCTACATAATACAACATGTTTCTGTTGTCCCAACGATATTGTGTCCAGACTAAATTGTCATATTCTACTTCGTGATCTTGCGTGATACCATCAAAATAATCTACGCCTGGTTCAAAATCTTCAAAATTTTCTTCAGGAGCGCCTGGTAAATTTAATTCAATGCTGTCTTTGTCTTTGAGTTGATCACTTCTATACAAAAATAATTCTCCGTCGCTGTTTCTACGCAGAGCATACCAATAGCGAGGACTATCTCCTAGTGCTTCATCTGGACTTTGACCTAAATAATAATTACTTGGCATGATTTTTCCTTAAGATATTTCTACATAACTAACAACAACATCAATGCTGTCTTCGGTATCGCTGACTATTCGTATACCTGCGGTTTCTGGTAATATCAGTTTTTCACCTTGTGTGATAATCTTAGCTGTGCTGTTAGGAGAAATTGATAATCCTCGTATATAGTGTGCTTGAGTAGAATTTTCATCTATAATATACACGTCAACTACGGCGGTGTCATAGTCTGTGATATTGGCCAAATTCAATCCAATCACCGTAGCTCTTACTCCCAGTGGTATCTGTATTACATCAACAGGAGTAGTTCCTATATTAGTGTTAACCGCATGTCTAAATAAGGTTGGCATATTTTATCCTAGTGTGAGTGCTATCTGCACTGCAATGTCGTTGGCCTGGGTAATACTCACAGCTCCCGATGCTCCAGCCGGTGATGCCCAAGTTAACCCGTCCCATATTTCTAATGCTTTAGAATTGGTATTAAATCTAGTCATTCCTAAAACTGCATAAGCTGTAGGACGTTGTCCGTCATCTCCTCTAGGAGGAACAAACCCATTAGTACCTTGTATTTTAAAATAGCCTGTGCCAGACTGTGCTATTTGTGTGATTGCATTTGTAGACACATTTGTAATAACGTTGTCAACAATTCTAAAATTACCTAATCTAACACCGCCTGCACCGTTGCCATCAATGTATAGATCTTGTCCAGTAGTTGTGGTAATCTCATTGTCACGGAACATCAAGTTTCCAACATCCAATGCTGGAACGTTTATAGTATTGGTATAAAAATCATTGACATAGATAGCTCTCCAACGGAATGTGGGAGATCCTAGATCATAAAGATTATCAGTTTCTGGCACAAGGTCGCTGCGAATGCTGGCATTGATTACAATATTATCTGTAAGAGCATCACCAATAGTTATATTTCCGCCAATGACTATATTACCGGTAGCACTTACATTTCCTGTAACTGCTAGATTTCCTGTGATATTGGTGTTGGCTATGACATTAACTGTGCCGGTTCCATTAGGGTCTATTTCTATAGAACTGTTGCTGACAGTGGTTGATATAACATTGCCTTGCAGTTGTAAATCGTCTATCTGCAGTCTTGAGTGGTAAACAGTGGCTTCACCTGCTGCCGCTGCAAAATTTATAGTGTTGGAATCACTAGTTATGGTATTACCAGTAAAGTGTAAGTTTCCAATATTTAATTGATTGTCTACTGTGACGTTTGTAGAACGGGTGTGTCCGTTGACATCGAGGTCAACCGTTGGGGTCGCTGTGCGTATCCCGATTCGAGAGTTCACAACATCTAGATAGAGTAAGTCCGTCTCGAATGCCAGATTTTCTCCTGCACGAAGAAGATTTGACTTCAAGAGCTGACCGGAAATGCGACCGATAGCCATTAGCTCTCCAATTTACCCGGTGTTACACCGTTAACCAGATTTTCAGCTCACGCTCTTTGCCGGTTTACCGCAGTCGGATCCTGCAAAAATGGTCGTTTTTGCAATTAAAAGTATTTATCGATTTTTGAAAATTACCCTAACATCAGGTTATAAATATGGCTGAGGTCTTCCATAATCTCAACACTAACTTCGACACCGCCACCTGTGCCGATTGCCCACACAGTGCCGTCGTAACATTCTAAATATCCTTCTTCAGTGTTCCACCGTGTTTCACCAACTTCTGGGCTGCCTCTTCTCTGGGAATTATCTCCTGAGGGTATGACAAATGCATTGGTATCCATGAATCTCAAATATCCAATGCCTGCTGTGCTGGCAAAAATCAATGGTGTATTTAAGAGGTTGGTTATGTCATTGTTCTGCCACTGTGTGGCCTCTATGCGAGTAATGCCTGTGTCTGGCAATAATACTACATCGTCGTTGCTCTGCGTGGCCGATATTTTATTAATTACTCCGTTAAGGATAAGTTGATCACTAACTGTTACTGATTGCGACCGTAGTCCGCTGCCGGGCCATGCTCCGTTGGTTATATTTGTCCAGTCCGGTGCATGTATTTGACTCCAACGCCTTGCACTGCTGTCACCTGCGTCTGCACCCATAGCATAGGTCAAATCATCTCCAGGTATGATGCTTTGAGTAAAATCTGTGTTTATAGTAATCGTATCTAAAGTTTGGTCACCAAATGTCAAGGTTCCTTGACCTGATAAATTTCCGCTGATATTGATGTTTCCACTTACTGCAAGATTACCAGCGATGTCAGTGTTGGCTCTTAACTCTACTGTTCCTGATCCGTTGGGATCTAGAACTATGTCGCTGTTAGACAAGCTAGATATAAGATTGCCATCTAATACAAGATTGTTTGTGATCAATCGATCATGAAATATTTCGCCGTCACCGTTGATATACACATCAATACCACCTACACTGGTGGTAAAATTATCAGGTGAATTTATTCTTAAATTGCCTGGAGCTATCTGTGTGACTACAGTGAGATCGTTGGTTGTAAAATTGCTGTTTACATCTAACGTATATACTGGCGTTGAATCTCTAACGCCAATACGTTGATTGTTGACATCTATATATAGTAGATTAGTTTCAAACGCAAGGTCAACGCCTGCACGTAACAGGTTGTCTGTTAATACCTGTCCACCTATGCGCCCCAATTGACTCATGGTTAGTTGGCGTATCCGTAGTATACAGTTACGTAAACTGGATTACCGCCTCCTCCCGATGCTGGTACTGCTGATGTAAATGTGAGATAGTATCCAGCGATACGTACCTTACCTGATCCTGTAGGAGTCCCGCCACTTTTTGTAAACACTGTGCCTACTGTGTTTGCACCTGCACCGAATGATGTAAATGTTGTAGTTCCTACCGAAGTAATTATATAACTTGTGCCGTTGTTTCCGCTACTCAATGATGTGGCATTAATTTCTGCGCCTGTTCCTGTGCTTGTGGGATTTTGAACCACTGTAAAATTGGTGGTAGAAATCTGCATGACGTTTTCTACTAATACCAACACATTATCTGCACTGGCAGCATACGATGGTGCATAGGTGCTGTTCAACGGTCCAAAAATAGTAGAAACACCGTCTCCTGGGCCTAGTGTTTGTTTGGTAATAGCAGCAGCAAATGGACTTGCTACTGTGACCCAGGCGCCGCCTACATAAGCTTCTAGTGCTGGAATTGTTGTGTTATACCGAATAGTGCCGTTGGCATCTGTAGGTTGCCGAACACTGGTCAACTGTGGTCGTTGTGCAGTTGTGCCTTTGGGCAACATCATACCACCGTTGGCGTTGATCACTACTCTATTGCCAGGACCGTTGCCAGCAGGATAATAAATCAACGCACGATCGTTGATGCTAAACTGAGAAATATTTTTAGTCTTTAAGAATTTCATACAGCTAATACGCTCACAGTTACACTTAGTCCTGCGGCTTGTGAAGTGCCAACCCATATTTGGTCGCCGCTGGCCAACACTATGCGTTCTTCAGAAAAGAACACAGTTTCACCGGCAGGTATTACAAGATTGCTGACCACAAGATTACCAGCTGCATAACTTAGTCCGCTTCGAACTATATAGATATTTACTGTAACACTGTTAGTAGTTTCGTCTGCAGGATCGGGTGCTAGTGTGTTGCACAATGCTATGGTGGTCACGGCATTTTCTCTACCCGTCACTCCACCTCCAATAGGCCCGCCTGTGGTTGAGCTGGTAAACACTTTAACTGGAATAGTGACATTGGTAGAATCTACCAGTGATAGTGTGCCTTCGGGATTTTCATAGTTTCTTATCATATGTGTCTCTTAAAATAGCATGCTGAATACCAGTGCTTTGTTTTTACTTATCAACTCACCATTTTGTTTTGCAGTTTCTGCGCTGTCGTTGACAAAATATACTCCTGTGGTGCCTGTGCCAGGCACAGCTGCATATAGCAATACATTATTTGATACATATCCGGGCACTGTGCCAATTTTTTCAAACTGCATGGCATAGTTGGTTTGAAGTTTACCGGTGCCTTGAGTTCTTACATAAATGTTTTCGTTGGTTATGCTGGCACGACTTGTAATTTCATTGCGATCCGGCCCGCCACCAATTTCTAGATCGCCTACTTCAAATCTATTTGTATAGAACTGTCCGACTAGAGCATTGTCTACTATTATCGAAACTGCACTTTCACCAAAAGTATTATAACTAGTGGTTGCTGTAAAATATGCCAACGATCCAGCTGTGCCAGCGAGATTAGGAGTAATATCTTTGTCTGCAATAACCACTCTGGTGTCTTGGCTTTGTGGTGCTACAATTTGAAATGTGGGATTATTTTGAATTGCATCATCAACAAATTTCTTGTTTGGAATATCATCATCTTCTGTGACTTGATCTTCATAATTAATAGTACCCAACACTTTTACTACTCCGGTGCCGGTTCCTATCAGTGTGAGGTCACCTGAATCGGTGGTGCTGTTTGTTAGTATCTGTTTGAGGCGAAGACTACTGGCATCAAAATTAAACGGCCCTGGAGCAGAACCATGCGCGATTAACCACGAGTCAGTGCTTTCGTCGTAGAGCAAGCTGGCGTTGTTCTGCGGAGTTACTGCAGAAGTATTGCCACGATCGATTTCAACACCAGAATATATCAGGGTAACACCTGGTCCTACTTCACCAGTGTTTAGCGATATAATGTTATCTTCAATGGTTAAGTTAGTAGTACTGATATTAAAGGTATCACCTTCGACCACGAGATTACCAGTGACTCGTACTGACCCACCACTCACAGCAGGTCCAGTGTCAAGTGTTATCTTGGCACCGTCGCCTGCTCGAATGTTGTAGTCGCCGTTGACTCTTAGAAACTGTCCCATTTACGGTCCTAAATTACGGTGCTGTTAGAGAAAGTATGCTAGTTGTAGAGTCGTTAACTATAGACCATTTGTATCTTGTGCCGTTAAAATCTACAGCTATTTTGTTGGTTAACTTGGCTATTCTTATACCCTGTCCGTTAAATTCACCCATAATGCTCATTTCATTTGCATCTAAAGCACCGTCTGCTTTATCTACTAGTTGGCAAACTCCTACATTACCTTGGCTGTTTCCTGATTCAGTGTCACCTACTAGTTTGTTTGTACCAGTTTTTTTGTCGTTGACTATAAATCTTTTTGGTGAGCGTTGACGAACGATATAACCTACTGCAGATTCTGCATTTGATCCTACTTGACAGTTTACCGTGATGTTAGTACCATCATCTAATAAACCAAAAAATTTCTTGTTTAGTGGGCGTCCCATTTGTTTCTCCTTGTGTTTGACGTTCTAGGTCTACGCGGCGGGTACCGCATAATTCTTCTAGATACTTTATTTATCCGCGACTTAGCAGACTCATCAGTTCCATTTTTTCTACAGTGTTTAATATTGTATTGATGGCATTGATTTCTTGTTGTGCTTTTTCTAAATATCCGCGATTTTTAGTTTGTCTATACAAGACCATTATTTTACTGTGCGCAGTAATGTGTTGGTTTATTATTTTTTCAATGCGTTGAACATCATGCGTAAACATTGGAAAGCGATTTCTCCATGCCGTAAACTGCTCACGTAGTTGTTTGAAGTCTTGTTCCGATTCCACTTTCATCATGATATTTAAGTCAAACAAAAAGGCTCCGAAGAGCCTTTTTGAAGTTGCGTTATACGTGTTACAGATTAAGCAAAACGTAGGTTAGCGGATGTTACAGCAACAGTCGCCAAGTAATCAGCTGCGTTACCTAGAGAAGAAGCTGTGTTTGTCAACTCAACATAACCATAACGTGTCATGAAGGACACGACTGGTTCAAAAGTTGCTGGGTCAAGAACAACACCACTGCTCATCAATGGAATGTATGGGCAATAGAATGCTGCTGCGTCAGATTCGCTAGAACCTTTGTAACCAACTAGAACGTTGTCGTTCTCTGCATATGTGTTAACATACACTTTCATTGCACTGTTCAATGTACCAACGAACTTGGTGTTTGTTGGAGCTTCAAATGTGCCTTCTGTTGTGCGAGCAAAAGCAGAAGTAGTAGCACTTTGCAACAATGTTAATGTTGTTGGTGATACAACTGCCCAGTTACCAGCACCACGACGTGTACGCTGAGCGATCAAGTTAGCAGCACGGTTGATCTGAACTGCCAATGCGGCATGCTCGTCACCAACGAATGTTGCTGTTCCAGATACAGCAGCTTGGTCATATGTTAATACTGTTGAAGACAATGTAGCTAGGCTACGTAGAACTTCTTGATCGATCTCAGCTGTGATCTCTTGTGCAAGAGCAGCCATGATCTCAGCTTCGATGTCAATGCCTTGTTGGGCTTGTGCATCTTGAGCTGCTTCGAATGTCCAGCGAGCTGACAACTTACGTGTCTTAGCTTCAACTGTTTGCTTCAAGATTTGAATGCTTAGTTTGTTACCTGCTACGCCTTCTAGTGCAGCTGTTGAAGCAGCCTTACCAGTAGTAGCACCAGCATAACCTTCAGCAATCTTGAATGGGCTTAGAGCCTCTTCACCAGCTGTAACGTTTCCACCAGTGCCGCTAAATGTATCGCTGTAGCGAACACGTAGAGTATGGATCTGACCAACTGGACCTGTCATTGGCTGTACGCCAACTAATTCATTAGCAATGACCGTAGGCATTACACGTCTGATCACAGGAAGGATCACACGATTTAGTGTTGCAACGTTACCGGCGGATGTTGCTCCAGCGGTGGCACTCTCTGCCAAATACTTGCGGGTATTTTCTAGAGTTGTTGCCATTACTGAACGCTTGTTACCTTGAAGACCTTCTAAAAGGGCGTCTTTGGTTTCCGACCAGCGTGACTCGAGTAATTGTGACATTATAGTTCTCCTTAAACTTTTAGTCCCGCAAGCCTGCGGATGTCAAATATCTCAGCGGTTTTTTCTTCTTTACCGCTGGATTGAGGTGCCTGTTTATCGCCTGTAATTTCTTTGCCTTCTGATAGTACTTTCTTCGCCGGTGCTCCACCATTCATTACTGCTGGTAGGTATTTGTCGAAAGCTGTACGTAGCTTTTCTGTTTGTGTTGATTCAAGCAGACTTTTCATGACTTCACGTTTGTCACCAGCCAAAGGATTCAGCAATTCGCTCATAACTTCCTTGCGTTGATTACTTTCTTTGATGACATGTAGTTCACGTTCTTTCTGTGCTACTTGTTGCTGTGCTTCTGCAACCATTTTTGCTGCTTGTTCCAATTCAGATTCTCTTGTCATCATAACTTTGAGAAGTTTTGCTGTTTCAGATTTCTCATTTAGATGACTTGCAGCATATTCGCTGGCAAATGATTCAAAAATTCTGCGACCAAAGTCATTTCTTCTAGCTGATTCAATGTCTTCCTTGAGCTGAGTCATTTCAGAACGTAGACCGTTCTGCACTGTTTCTGCTACTTTTACGGAAGCTGCTGTGATAAATTCTTTCTTGAGATTGTCAAACTTGGCTCTGCTTTCGCGTACTAATTTTACTTTAGTTTCGGCCAAATCTTTCTTATCTGTGTGGAATTCTGCGATTTCTTTCGCCAGGGCATCCACGATAAAAGATTCTAATTTTGCAACATTGTTTGCAACTGTCTTGCGATCTTCGTGTAGTTCTGCCAATTCTTTGTTAAGATTATTAAAGATAAATGATTCCATTGCTTTGGAATCGTCTTTCATTTTCTTAGTATACTTGGCGCGGGCTTCGATAAGTCCTTGGCGATCTTCTGCCAATTCACCTAACTCTGCCTGCAAGCGATCTGTTAGCATAGCTTCTACAGCTTCTACCATTGCGCCTTTGTCATGCTCATACTTCTGAGCAAATTCTTCACGTAGTTCAGCGGTTACTTGATCACGGCTTTCTTGAATTCTGCTTTCCCAAGCTGATTCAATTTCCGATTTGATTTCTTCGGAAATCACATTGTTTTCAAACAATTGTTTTACGATGTCTAGCATGTGATTCTCCTACTGTTATTTGAGTCCAGAGATTATTCTCTTGAGACTTTCTGCTAAGTATTTTTGAGCCTTGGGGTCGCCTTGAACTTCTTGTGCTATTTGATATGCCTTGTAACCGCCTGTGTTATTGATTAAATGTTCGTATACTGGTGTGGGATAAGCTCCCGGGGCGCTAGGCTGTGCTACCACATCTACTGTGATTATTTCAAAACCCTGCACTTTGCCACTACTGTCTACTTCGCCGGATCCTCTGGAACTAACACCCAGTTTGACTCCCGCCTCTAGCATGGACTGAATTAACTGTCCCATAGGAGTTGGAAGTATTTTTAGTTTTCCGTAGCCGTTAGGACCATCCATCCACATCTTGGTAATCATATGACTAACACGATCTAGATTAATTTTTAAATCCTGAGGATGATCAACTTCTCCAAGAACGGAGTAGCCACCAGCGATCTGTTCATTGAGCGTTTTGACAGCCCTGCCAATTTCTTCAGAAGAGTAAACACGCTGATTTGCATTACGGATGTCTCCTTGAATGCAAATGCCGTTTAGATGCAGCGACTTTTTACCGTCGCTGCCTTCGTCGCGCTCCAAGACAATCTTAGCCTGGTCAAAACTCAAATGTTCTGATAGAGTAGTTTTCACCATTAAGTCCTATTATCTACGACCACGGAAAAGGCTTTGCTTGTTGTCTGGTGATTCTTTTGCACCAGCTTTTTCAGCACCATGTCCAGGTTCTTTCTTAGAGAACGCATTACCTGCTTTGCCGCCTGGGACATTGATGTTGCCAGCATTATCTTCGGTTGGCTTGCCTTTTAGCAATCCTGAACCTTTTAATTCACCTGTTTCTGAACCAGGAGCACCATTCTTGCCGCTTAGAATGTTGGCAGTTGTACCGCCCATGTCATTCTTGCCAGCTACAATAGACTTGTTGTTTACGCCGTCGTCACCCATTTTAGCTGGTGCAACTTTCTCGACGTATTCACGAACAGTTGCTAGGTCCATGCTGTCTTTCATTTTTTCGTCGCCCATGTCGCCCATGTCATCATCGCCCATGTCGCCCATGTCATCTCCGCCTTTGAGTTCATCAAATTTGGCTTGTAGTTCGTCTACAATGCTATCTAGGTCTTGGAATAGTTCTTCTTCAGACTTTTCACCTTCTTCGTCATCCATTTCTGCATCGATGTCGCCTTCTAGCTCGTCAGTTGGATCACCGCCCATTGCGGGCATTTCGTCATCGCCTTCAATAGCAATGTCTTCAAATTCTTCGTCGACTTTGTCTTCTTCTGCATCGTCGTCTTTTGCAGCTTCGTCTACTTCTTCATCTTCTTCGTCTTTTTCTTCTTCTTCAGCAATTTCGCTGTCAATTAAAGATTCATAGATTTCACGAGATTTTGTTACCACATATTCGTGGAACAGTTCTTCTGCTTTAACTTGATCATCATTGACCAAATGCTCAAGCATCTGTTGTAGTAATTTATTGTCGGCCATGGTATTCTCCTCAAATGGTATGGGCTGTTGTTTATTTAACACGAAGATTACAAACCGGTGTTAAATGGTAGTTTTTTGATTGATTTGATCTGAATATATAGTATCAGGAAAACTTCTACTAAATTCATCGTAGGTGATATGACTGAGATTGGTCAGAGCAGGTCCTAGTCTGTCCGGTATAAATGCTCCAGGTTCTATGACTCTAAAAAAATGTGTGTGACGGAATTCTTTGATTACTTTTTCAGTTTGACTCAGCCAATTGCCATGATAAGTTGCTGCATCTGTTGATTTTTTATAGTTGAATGTGTCTGCGTAAATGTTGTTGAATTTACCGTTCAGCCCTTGATAGTCAAATCCAAAAATGTAGATGCTTTTATGTTCTTGGGTGGCTGCAAACCATAGTGCTGTGGGTCCTGAACTCCAGCCTTTGTGCGGACTGAAAAAATTTACACCATGTTTGGTTTGTATGCCTTTATTGGGATTAGTCCAAACTTGATGTTTTTTGTTATAGCCAGACTCGATGATTTCGTTGACCATTTTCACATCTACAGCTATTAAATAGTGAGGTTCAAACTCACGATACTGTGCATTACAGCCGTAGGTCACACCTTTGTTTATTAGAGATCGCAGGTTCAAGCACTGTCGACTGGTGCCGTTGCCTATAACAAACGCGGGGTTATTGTGCAGATGCTGCTTCTTCGCCAACTGGAGTTCCATACATTTGTCTTATAAAGTCCAGTTCAGATTGTGATTCTAATTGATGTGCTTCGCTTTGAAGCCTCAGTTGATTGATTTGTCGCAGCGTAAGACGTATCTTTCTGGTGTCTTTTTTGTCAATGATGCTGCGATCTCTGCTGGATTCATATCTACGATCTTGAGCAAAGTCGTTGTTTTTTTCGTTGAAATAAAAGAATTCGTTAAGAAGCATAATGTATTTATTACTGAACTGGTGCTTCTGGTGCTGCTTCTGCCCCGGCATCTGCGCCTGGCTCTGCGGCAGCTGCCATATCTAAAGGTGCTTCTGCTTCTTGAGTTCCAACATCTGCAGCCATGCCTCCTGGTGTTACACCTATGCCTCTCAACTGACTCTGTGCATCGGCAGGTGCTTTGATATTAGAACCGTTTTCCTCACGCCACAGTTTTTCATTTTCTTTGATCTCATCTTCAGTCATGCCTAAGAATCGTTTCATGGCAAAACGCTTGCTGAGATGCGGAATCTGTACCACCTGTGAAAATGTAGCTGCTCTAGCTGTGTCTAATTCACTTTGACGATAAGCAGCAAAATTCTGCGGCTGATTGAATTTAAGTTCAAACAGTCCACTATCAATGTTTACACCTTGATCATTAAGCCACAGCTTGAATTCAAGATCAAATGTTTCTACTATAATACTCTGTAGACGTTTGCAGTATTCGTTAAATCTCAATTCTTGTATGTAAGCTGTGCCTACTTTGCCGTCTGATACAGTGTTGGCTTGCTCGTCGATAGCTGTGGGCAAATAGCTAGCAGGGATGCGAAGAGCCCTAAACAGTTTGTTAGTAAAATAACGTAAATCTGTAATTTCGCCAAGATTTGTACCTCCAGGCAATGTTTCTACTTTTGATCCACGACCTTCGGCGGTCTGTGGGAAGAAGTAGTCTTCGTTTACACTTAGTGGATTATAACTAGCGTCTATGACATTTGCTCCGCCACCCGTTGATGAAGGAATACGTCGTTGTTGAATTTCATTTTTAACACGTTCAACAAAGCTCATAGCCATGTGTGCCGGCATATTTCCAACGTCTACATAGAAAATTCGTCTTTCTGGAGCACGTTGTATACGATAGATAATAATAGCATCTTCAAGCAATTCTTTCTGCTTGTAGACTTTGAACACTGATTCTAATAGACTATTACCAAAAGGATAGTTATTATCTAGTCCTTCTGACAATGAAATATGAATAACATGTTTGGCATCCACTGTTATTTCATTGGTCTGATTACTGAATCTTGTGCCTACTGAACGTGCTGCATCACCTGCAAAGCCGCGGGCAAAACCACCACCTGTCTGATATGAACTAGTACCACTTGGAGCTGTGTTTGTGGTATTTTGTGGTGTGGTAGCTATGAATTCTTTGAAGTTGAAGTTGATATCACGGATCACATACTGCTCGGGAATCTTGCCTTCTGATTCGTTAACAATTATCTTAGTGACTTTAGAAGCATCCACAAACAACCATTTTTTGGTTTCTGGATCACGAATAAAAAAGCAGTCTCCGTATTTGAATGCGTTGCGTAGTATGCGGAAGATTCTGGTTTCAAAGCTGTTCTGTTTGCACCACTTCTGTAGGCTGTCTTTGAGTATCTTGACTTCAGTGGCAGTGGGCTCACCACGGAAAAATGTATGAAACGGTGTGGCGTTTTCTTTGTCTTTTTGTGTACAGAATTCTGTGAGTATGTCCAAAGCAGCATTGACTTCCGAGTCCATGTCCATGGTATCATACTGCATGTATCGTTCTACACGATTGGGACTACCTGCGTAAACATCTGGTAGATAGCTGGAATAATTAGCACGAGCAGGACCTGGACGGCCGCGACCACTGATTGGACTCATAGAGCCGCTGGTGTTATCTATGTTAACAGGGGTAAAGTATTTTTTCCAGCTCATGCTTTGTATAGATTCTTGTTAAGGCCTTTTGTAGCCATTACATTTTCATAAGTGTTTGTAGTGGTCTGCGCCTGCAGTTTTATTAATTGTGCCATCTTAGTATTTAACTCCGCGAGCAGTGTAGAAGGTGATTCTTGAGATTTTTTATCTTGTTCTTGTTTTTCTTTAGCTGCCGCTTCTTCTTTAGCTTTGGCTTCTGCATCTGTTTTGGCTTTGGCATCTGCTTCTTGTTTTTTCTTTTCGGCATCTGCTTCAAGAGCTTTTTTGCCTGCGTCAGTTTGTGTGGTAGGTTGAGGTTTAGCTGATGCTGGGACCGCTGGTTTATCTGTAGGAGCTGTGGTAGGTTGAGGTTTAGCTGGTGCTGGGACTGCCGCTTTTTCCTTAGCTTCTGCATCGGCTTTTTCGTTGCCAGACTTTTCAAAATCTTTAATTATTTGTTGTTTTTCTGCTTCTTTTTGAGCCTTTTCTGCTTTAGTAAGTGCTTCTAATTTCTTTTCGGCTGCTTCAACTTTTTCAATAGCTGCTTTCTTTTCAGCTGTGGTTTTGGCTTCTGTTAGTTCTTTGTTAGCAGCATCTTTTTCTTTGCCAATTTCCTGTTTTTTAATTCCAATTTCTACAGCGCCGCCTTGCTTACCGCTGAACTGTTTCAACAGTTCTTCTGGTCCTGCACTGTAGTCTAATAATTTTTCTTGAGCCTTTACCGCAGCTTCTTTGGCTTCTGCTTCTTTTTTTGCTCCGGTTGTGAGTCTATCATGGGTAAGTTTCTTTTCTTTAAATTGAGCTTCGTCTTTTTTCAAACCGGTTATCTGTGCTTTAGTCAGTTCGTCATTGTTGGTTTTACGCAATGCTCTTTCTTCAGCTCGATCTTTTTTACGCTGATCGGATTGTTCTTTACGTTCGGCATATTCTTTTTCACTGATACCTGCTAGGCCTTTAGTTAATTTTCCTATAGCAAATAAAATTTGATCCATTAAATCATCAAAGAATGATCCCACATCTTGAATAATATCCATAAATTTTGCCAAGCCATTAATCACGTCCTTGACAACCGTCCACATACCACCAAGTATAGCTACCACTGCTTTGATAATTGGAGTGAACATAAAATCGAACACTTTAATTAGCACTCCTACAGCCGTACCTAGCACTTGGAACGCTTCTCCTACAAATGCACCTACTTTAATTAATATCTCACCGAACCCTCCTGTGCTTTCTGAAACTCCAAATATGTTGCTCATTAATTCTTTCAAAGGTTGAATGATCTGCATCACGCCATTATACAATCCGTCAAAGGCCAATATAGCTCCCCTAACTAAACCGCCTAGAACCGGAAACACAGCATTCATAATACCGTCAATGAATTCGACTGTACCGCCTAACCCCGAAGCACCAAATTTTTCACTGAGGTAATCTATCACAGGAGCCAACAATAGACTCATGCCTTCCCATATCTTCATGGCCACCGACACTACAAGGTTAAAAGCAGGTACCAAATATTTTTCTGCGAGATTAGCCACTGTGCCAAACGCACTGATTAGGTAGTCTAATATGCCACTGTTAGCCAACAGCATCTTGAATTTGTTACCTACTTCTGCGATTGCAGCCTGGAACTGCTGCATCTTTTGATTCATCTTGTCTGTTTCAGCAGCTGCTTTTTTCTGTTCTTCTGTGGCTTCTAGTAGAGAATCTTTGTTTAGAGACTGAGTAGCAGCTAAAGAATTTGTCAATCCTGCTAGCTCAGAATTGGCTGCTGCTGCAGATTTGATATTTTGAAGATTTTTTCCACCTTCAGACTTCATCATGTTGTTAAGAGCGTTGCGTTCTTCCAAGGTCACTGCCTCGCCACGCTGCATCTTTTGATTCATTCTCTGCAGCATAGCTGCGCTTTGAGGCATCATTGCCATGAGCTTTTGATTTTCTTCTGTGGTTGCTGTGCCAGTGGCCATGATGTCTTTGGCAAAATTTTTCAGTCCAGTATCTTGCAATCCATCAGTTACCGACATGAAACTGTTTCTTACACCTTCACCTAACCCTTGCATAGATGCTTGAAACTGTGCATCTTTAGCCATCGCTTCTCTTGATTTTTCTATATCGGCTCTTGATTGTCCAGTGACTTTTGCTAATAGATCCATCTCTTTAAGATAACTTTTTGCACCTTGTGCCAATTCTGCATTGGACTTCTTACCTTGCAGACCTTGAGCCTTCATCAATGCACCGTAACTAGCTAATCCTTGATTGATATCTTGTGTGCTGAATCCCAACGCATATAATTCACTGCTGGTACTACGTAGTTGTTTTGACACTCGAGCAAAATTACTTGCACCACCTTCTGTAGTGGTTCCAAAAGCAGTCATAGCATTACTGTTCTTCTGAATCATAGATCCAAACTCTGCCATAGACATACCTGCTTGAGAAGCAGCTGTGGCAAAATTACTAATACTGCCTCCAAATGTAGCACCGGTCTGTGACACAGCTACAAACGATTTAGTTACGTCATCAGCTGCACCTGCTACTGCACTAAACAGCTTGCCGAATATCGGAATACTGCTGAACATTTGTGCTGCACCAGTAGCACTTCCGTCCAATCTTGACAATGATTCTACTGCTCCTGTCACAGTATCACTAAATTTTACATAGGCGCCAGCTGTCTGTATAGCAGTATCTTTAAGTTTGCCTATGCCAACCACAGCCATACCGGCCATGAATCCTACACCTTTAAAAGATTTACTGACCGCAGCAGAAGCAAGTCCTAACGCACCGCCACCTCCTGCTCCGCCGCCACCTGCTCCGCCGCCACCTGCTCTACTACCTGCTGCGCCACCACCTGCTGCGCCACCACCTGCTGCGCCACCACGGCCACCACCGCTACTCATTACAGCAAGTATGGCCTTGAGCGTGGCTTCGGAAGCTGCATTTTGAGCTTCAACTTGGCCAATTCCTGGGATGTCGATCATTACTGCCATGGCTTATTTTTTCCTGGATAAATGCGCATATAAATACACTTGCGTATTA